CTTGAGTCTTGAGTCTTGAGTCTTGAGTCTTGAGTCTTGAGTCTTGAGTCTTGAGTCTTGAGTCTTGAGTCTTGAGTCTTGAGTCTTGAGTCTTAACATATTAGTATCCTACGTTATTTTACCACTAGTTACTTTTCTTGTCATTAAAAAGCATTTAAATTTTTATATTTAATTTCGTTGACGTCAATGTTTTTTGCCAATGTACTTACTTCTTTATGTGATCAGTTCATATTTTTGACGCCAACGAAACATTTAGTGCTTCCCTTCTATTAAGTCTAACCTAGCTTTTATTCTTTCTATTTCTCTGCGCTGCCATGCTGCCTCGATATAGAATAAGAGATCAGGTCTGACCCCCCATCTAGATCCTGCTGGCGTTATTTCAACGCGCTCAATGATGTCTTCCATTACCATCACTGGATTATCATCCTCATCAACAATGATGCTCCCGTCATTATCAGTCAGCGGCATTTCCCTTTGGCCAGTAATGACGTCATCATATACTGCGGGATAATCGTCATAGCAAAGAAAGGCATAGCGGCATGTTGTGCTTTCTTCTTCCATGAGTCCGTGAGAAATAAGAACATCACGAAGTTGCTGCGCGATTACACCATGATGTATCCTCGCCCCTTCTTCCCCCTTTATAGCGACAGCGTTCAGCCATTTATAAGCGATATACCTGACGTCACCCCAGGCATCCAGCAATGCTTCGTCAGGAGAGACCGGCTCTGTCTTTAATGTTCCGTCACTGGTAACCACAGGATTGGAGCCAAGATAAACTGTCGAGAACCTGTTTCCCGGACCACCAAGAGCATTTACATTATCAAGATAAGGTTTAACATCTCCGTTCTCAAAAAGATGTTCGAGTGCGTTATATACCGCGCGACGTGGAGTACTGCTTCCGGAACCATGCAACGTTATCATTGCACCATCTGCTGAAGACGTTGTTTCACCGCCGCTAACGATTAATCTCTGAGCGGTAACATCATCAGACGGTACTTTCTTCGCAATAATGGCGTAATTACCCTCAAGTTTGACTTCCGCGCGAACTTGTCCTGATGTACCTGCATGGACAGTCAGTGACTGGACGGCAACATCATCTGTGAAATCAACGGGTACAGGAACCGTCCTCACGCCTGACGTCGACATAAAAGTAGGAAGCGTTCTGTTAGGAGTGGCTCCGTAGACAAAATCCCTTGAAACAAATTCTTCCTGTTTAATTTTCACCCTGAAACAATACAAATCAGCCGGGTGACCATCGTGAAAATAAGGATATTTTCTGTTGTTATCCCCTATGCTCCATGGGTTTAGAAAGTCTTCCCCACCGAAAATGTAGTACAGCCAGTTGTCTTTGATACAAACTGAACCAACACCAACCGCAGAGTTAACTATTCCGCCCTGATAAATCTGATCAGTAACATTAACCCACTCTACATTATCCAGACTCCACTCATTGACGTTAACTCTGGTCATAAATGTTCTTGGATAGTTTCCTGCATAACGGTTATCAGGTTCTCCTCCTTCCCACTCACCAAATGCGCGCTCACTGCCAAAAATAATCAGCTCATCGCCAACTTTGGCAAAAGGAAGGTTTGAGTGATGAACATTATTTGGGAAGCGAAGAGAATTCCATGATGTACCTAAATCAGAGCTTCTGTGCAATGAACTACCGGGTTGAGTACTTAATGTCCCCCTGGTCGTCAGATACAGAATGCCATCATAATATTTTACACATGGCTCAGATGCATTCGCCTCATATTCTGCAGGTATGCGTCTGCGAACAAAGCTACCAGGAGAACCGAAAGCATCAGAGAAATAGAGTATCCCAAGCTCGCGTGGACCAATATCACCATTATGGTAGCCAACAGCAAAACTGTTATCGCTAATCGTCGCAAAACTGTGAATCTCAGTAACAGGAGTGCTTCCGTCAACAAAAGAAGGAATAGTTCCAAGACTGGTTTTTCTCCATGGTGACGAGTGAAATGATGTACCAAAACTCCAGTATCTACCCTCGTTATTCTGATCCACATCCTGGGTATTTTGCGTCGTAACTGTAAAAGTATTTTTATCAATAACAGTAGTCACCGTCATATTCCCGGTAACACCTGTAACACCAGAGTTTGAGAAGTTGACAAAATCACCAGCAAATAATCCGTGATCAGTAATGCGAATATAAGCGACTTGCTGATTTGCTGCTTTCGTTATACCACCATAAACGCGAAGGCTGCGACTCATTGGGCGATCCCACAACTCTGCAACCTGCAGTTTATTTCCGCTCACAGTCCGCGTCTCAATTACAGCAAAAAGGCGATTTCTGACAACCCCCATACTCATGCAGTGATAGTTAACTGTGGGATAGTTTTCATGTAAATCTGTAAGCCATTCCGGCGTTGTCCAGGTCTTCCCGTCATCTCCTGAGCGAACCCATGCAACATGGAGGTTATTTACACCATGACGGTCTCCAGCCATAAAAGGCGCATAGATGACATTGTCATATACAAACGTTTTATCCTGCGTCCAGGCGTTGTACCACGGTGTATCTGTAATTTTAAATAACTCTCCCTGGATAAAATCTTCAGAAGCATAAAAAAGAGGCTGGCCCGGTATTCTCTCAAATAAAAAACGAGCATTTTTAAATCGACTGACATCTGGAAGAGTTGATACTTTAAAAGTAAGCCCTCGCCCATCTATCTTTTCACCACCTGTTGCAACAGAAAGTAATTCTGATAGAGCTGATGTATCATCATGAACACCATCACCAATAGCCCCCCAACCTCTTACATCATAACTGTCTCTCCATCTTGCTATCTGAAGTTTTGGGTATTTATTCGCTCCATCTGGGTCTTCTAATTGCTGCCGTAACTGATCAGGATCATACTTCAGCACATTAGGAAAATAGAACTGCTGTGTACCATACGCATCATAAACAGCCATAGAATGGCCTTGCACGGTTACGAATTTGGCAATCTGTCCGTTATATACCGGATATCCAGCAGCGTTAATGATTATTGGTTGCGAAACAGGAATGTGAGAACCGTCTTCGTTCTCTACATAAACCTGAATCTGGTTTTCAGGATTTACAGGGTCAGTGTCAATTTTACCGATATAAATTTTGCCATTGGCTACGGCTTTAAAAGAACGAGCCATAGTGAAGAGTTGCGAAGGCATACTTACTACAACATTGGCTGTAATGTCTGTCATTTAATTTGCTCCAGATACAAGGAATCGCCGCAGCATGGCTACGGTTGGCATTTATTACATACCGAAACGGTACGATTGTTGATTTGTACAGTAGGTTTTACGATGCCATTCCACCCATTTGGTGAGGCATTGATGATGTACAGCAAATACGATGAGGCGCAGTTCCACTTGAGGCTTACACACGAGTTGCACGCTAAGATTAAGCAGCGTGCAAAAATGAATAACAGGTCTATCAATTCCGAAATTGTGGCTACGATGGAAGAATCACTCTCCAAACCATCACCTGTAAGCGGGTATCGTGATGAAGAAGAGAGGCTGGCCTCATTAATCTCGGAACGAGTAAAAGAAGTTGCGGCTGAAATTCTAAGGAAAGAAAAAACCCGCGATTAAGCGGGTTTAGTTTTCATTATAAAATGTTACGCCACATTTGAGCCATGTAGCAGGTGTTGTAGTGCTTTAACGCCTTCAGAATTGTAACGGAACGCCTCTACCTGTTTGCTGGAATGCGCCGATTTATCCAGGAAGAACTTCCCGTACTGCTCAGTTTTGAGGTTGTTTGCGTTAGCAATGCGACCAATCTTGTTGGCCGTTACTCCAAGCTGCTCTGCAACCTCCCCTGCTGAGTAGTAATGCTCTTCTATTGCCGGAAGAGGTATTGCATTAAAACCAACAAGCGGGTTGATTATACTTGCTGCCGCTGTCTGCTTTGCCTCAGGCGCAAGATTTGGCATCAGATCGAACAGATTGGTAACAGCTTCAACCGTCATTTTCAATGTTCGCGCTTGACGATACTCAACAAGTCCACTCGCTGATTTACCGCTTTTAATGTGCGCTTCTTGCATACTTTCAAGTTGGTCTACCAGTGAGCGGCGAACGGCTTTTGACTCGCGAGCGGCAACTCGCAATGCTTGCTTGATTGACATCTCAATGATAACCATCGAAGTTTTGTTCGCTTTTTGCACTACACTTTTTGTGTAGTGCTCTCCATCCAATTCATCTTCAATTTTCTCGATGAATTTGTTATTACGAACCTCCGGCTCACCGCACTGTCTACGAGCCTGATTTACCATCTCAAGCAGGCGCTGGCTGTCAATGGTTTTATCCGTGACAACGGATCCGATGTTTGCTACATTCTTAAAAGTCATTAGGCATTCCTTATGTGGTAGTAAGGGTGTGACATAGGCCGCCAGCAGCACACTGGCGGTTTTCTTTTTGCGCCGTCCGGCGCACCAATCAATGAATCCATTCCTCGCCGCGCAGTTTTGCCAGCATTGGCTGAGCGTTCTTTACGACAAAATTGTTGGTATCAAGATTCTTCATTTCACGAAGAAGTGATTTCTTGGTTTCTTCTGACATATAGCGAGTCTCATATGCGATATCGTAAATCCTTCCTGAAAGCTCAGAACAAATTTGCTTCATTCCTGGGTAGATGTGTTTGCACATTTGTTGACTCTTCTCCATCCACAATTGTAAGTAGCAGAGATTAACCAGTTCTTCGTCAGTAAACTGTTTTGCAATCGGTGAGCATTCTGCCTGCCGATCCAAAATATCCAGCACCCAGCGGCGGAACTCTTTGGCCTTGGGCGTAGAAGCAAACATCGCCACCAAGTGAGCGCCTCGGAGCGAGTAAACTCTGACCGATTTGTTACGTAAGCTATTGTTTATTCCGTTGACCTTCATATTGAGGGTCAATGACATTGAGTCGGAAAATTCGTCAGCATTACGGGCATAAATTTGGCTGATGGCATCAGTTTTTTTATAGCCGAGAGCCTTAGCTAGTTCGGCGGAGGTGAACCAGATAGACCCGCCCTCTGTTACAGGGTTAAAAGTGAATCCTTGGAAGTTATAATCTGATTTTGCTACAATATTCATGTTAGTTTCCTTGCATACGGTTACTGACATAGAGGCCCGGTTTGTGTTCGCGCACTGCCGGGCTTCACTATTTTTACTGGGCATTAGCTCTTTCCTCTCTCAGGCTTTTAGCCAGTCGCTGCACAATCGCAGAGTTGATAGAAATTCCATCCATTTCAGCTACGCGTCTGATCTCCTCCTTCATTCGCGCTGGCAAACGAAGCTGGAAACTCTGACTTTTACGACCACTGTAAAGAACATCGCTCATCATCAATATCTCCGTCATAATGACATCACCATGATGTCATGACACCATTATGATGCCATTGCTCATAATGTCAATATGATGCTACTGTGTTTTTTATTGCTCATATGCCTTGCGAATAAGAAAATGTCAGAAAAAGACGAATCAAATTTCATAGAAAGATTTACGGTTAGAATGCCTGACGGCATGCGTAGTGCTATTGCGGAAAGGGCTAAACGAAACGGTCGATCTATGAACTCAGAGATAGTTCAAATTCTTGAGGATGCGTTATCATATGACGTCTCATCAGTAGACAAATCATTAGATCTTAAACAAATAAAATCTTTACTTGATAAAATTTCCAACGAGTTACTGGATAGAATCCCAAAAGACACATAACAAAACATTATCATCCGGTGTTCTGCTCAAAACTAAGGAGGTTGGTGTGTATATATCGCTATCTACCATTTTTTTCATCTGCTTAGCTATTTGGCTTTTAAGAATATGGCAGGATTGCTCTGTCAGCCATGCTGCTGCGGTGAGAAATAAAAACGCCCTCATAAAAGAAGCTGAAAACGTTGTTTTATCAATGGATCACCTTTCATGGACCGAGATGACTACAGGGCAACAAGAGGTTTATGAGTGTGCGATTGAGCGGTTAAGGCTGCTTAAATCGTACAAAAAGAACCACGCACCCGACTCATTCCCATTCCTGAAAGAATGGCCGAGATGGTATGACCCGAGAAAAGCAACCATCAACCGCTAACCAACTTTTTACTGCCGGGCTTTCTCACTTGAAGCCTGAATTAGAGGTGTAAGAGTTTCAGATACCCGTCTGATCGCTCTATCATAAGCAGTACTTCCTTTTGGTGTGTTTGCTAACTTTAGTAATGCGTTCCTCATCGCGCGTGACTCATAGCCCCTGCCAGCCATACCGATACCAGCTCCAACTGCCGCAACTTTTGCAAACATTGGATTTGTAACAGACGCAAGAGCTGTTATCAGCGCTGCTGGACCAGCTACCATTTGCCCTGTTAGTGGGCTTGCGGCAGCAGTAGCTGCCTGTCTAGTGGAATCAAGATATTTCATTATCCCATCAAGCTGTTTCCCATGCTCTCCTCTGAAGAACGTCTCAGCCTGCTTCCGATTCCTTTTCATTTCATTAATAAACTTCTCAACGCTAAGCTTTCCTGAATCGCTTGTCGCCTTATCCATTGCACGCTGAACAAGTGCTGCTCTAGCATTTTGACGCCCACTATCATCAAGCAATCGATAAAGTTGCGCCCTTTCCGCTGGGCTTTGGCTGAATACTAGTTTAGTGACATCTTCTGGCGTTGTTTTACCACTCTGAATAGCTTTTTGGACACGTGTATTGCTCATCATGTCGTTGAACTTTGCCCAAGAACGATCAACACGCGACATGTTTTGCGCTTCCTTCGCACCTAGTTTTGCGCCAACCGCTTTTTTCATGTCTGTTGTGTATGCGTTATAAACAGACTGCGCAGCTTTCTCCAGCGTATCTCTATCGACCTCGTCAGGTGCTGCCATAAAGCGCTTACGTAAGTTTGTACGGTTTTCTCTAGCTAATTGCAGGTTATTTGGACCGCTGGTGATGTCATTTCTAAACTGTTGAAGGACAGAAACAGCTGAGCGGTCTTGCGATACTCCTGGGCGAGTTAACTTGGAAATCTGCTCATCAATTGCTTTCACTGTTCCAGTGATGTCAACAGGAGTATCCCCCATCAAACTGATGATCCTGTCGTACCGCTTGCCAGCAGCCTGAATAAATTGCTGCTGACCACGAGTAGCTGATTGGTAAAGTTGTGCGTCAGATATTCCACCAACATTATCGCTAAATGTTCTAACTAAATCTTCCCTGGCCTTTTGCTGTGCATTTCTTATCCCACCTGTTCCGGCTATTGGGATTCGCTCAGCCATAGCTCGTGCTTGCTTACCAATATTTGTTCCCGGTTCCACAAGATCTGTTGTCATCAGTGGCAAGTTGTTCTGCTTGGCAAAGTCAATCTGAGCTTGTTTTTCAGGAGCTATCTTACCCATAGCAGAACGAGACACTGCGCTTGCGGTGTTTTCTACACCCTTCAGTACCCCACCAAGACCAGCAGAAATTGCAGTTTGAACTGGATTAACATTCTCACCGCCAGCGATCTTAGTGGCCCCCTGTAAAGCTAAATCAGTAGCGCCTGATTTTAGTGTTGCACCTACAACAGACGCAGCTCTACCTGCTGGAGTGAATGCAAGAGCATTTGCCAAGAATGACGTTATATCCTGCGGTGACAAACCAGGCTTGTTAAGTGCATATTCCCCTGAAGGAAGGGTGACTATGGAATTTCCCTTCTCATCCTTCCGGATTTTCCCGCCAATACTTTGCAGTATTTTCTCCTGTGAAGCGTCGGAACCAAATAGCTGCCCCAATCCAGCACGCAGCGCATCAGTGCTTAAGCTATTAAGCTCTGGAGCAGACCCAACATTTTGCAGTCTCTCCATTTCTGGTGTCATTCGGCTTTCACCGGTAACGGCATCGCGCATTGCAGCACCTAAAACAGCCCCTTGCTCAGCAGAGCGATCTAGTCCTTCCTTCTGCTGAGTGGCAAGCTGTGCATATCCTGATGCAAGTGAGTTGTCTGCTGGCGATTGCTGAACACCTTGTTGTGTTGGTGCTGACTGACCAGCAAAATACTCATCAATGGCGGTGCCAATATCTTCGGTGCTCGTACCATCAGGGAAGGTAAATGTCTTACCGTTTGCAGTAACTTTCATCATTCCACCGTAAATTGAATGCCTGATTTTGAGGTATATGATCCGGATTGACTCTGCTGCTGTTGGGTATTTGTCGGTTGTTGGCTATTGCTCTGTTGTTGACTATTTGCAGCACTTGAAACCACCAAAGCATCATAAACGCGACCAGACTGACCACGTAATGAGTTATATTGGCCCTGCATTTTTCGCATTTTTGTTTCAGTAGCAGCCTTGGAATCACCGGGCTGAGGCAGGTACATTTTGGAATACTCCTGCATCTCTGGCAGAGTAATTGCTGCACCTGTTTCTGGGCGCAAAATTGCATACAAGGCGTCTCTCGCATTTACCATATATTGCTGCTCCGCTGGTGATAGGCTTAAATTTGCAATAGTCCCATCACCAAGAGAGCGATTTATTAATGCAACTCGCTTAGGGTCAATGCTTTTACTAAGCTGATTCATTGAGTCCATTGAATCTTTTAATCGCAAAGCAAATCCTGCCGCCTTCTTGGAACCCTCATTAGCCTTATCTATGATGCTTTGCGCTTGTGGCAAGCTAATTGGTTTAATGCCATCACCAGATATAGGTTGGTTTAGTTTTCCTGCTTCCTCGCTGCCATCGGTGTAATACTTAGTTACCGAGCCATCAGGATTGGTTTCAACCTTAAGTAATTTCTTAGCATTGGGATTAATTCCCGCCGCTGCCGCAAATGCCGCTGCACCATCTGGATCCGCCTTTAACATTTGCGCGTACTGATTGTAATTCTGCATTGCGGCTGTTGGTGCATATGCTGACGTTAACGCATTTGCTCGGCTAATATCCTGCCCTCTCGCCTGAAGTGCCTCTCCTGCCTGATTGCTGCGGATTGTCTCTGCCAGTCTGCCTCGGTCAATCTCACGACCAGCCATCTTGTCCTGAACATTGAAGTAATCAATCGGACCAAGCGCAGCCATTCCAAGGTGATCAACAAACTCACCAAATCCTGAAGGATTCTGCTGATACATCTGAGCAACGTTATTAGGGTCAACACCGACGCGCGCCAGCTCATTGGCGTTGTTTTGCAGCCATGATTGCATTGCTTCTGGAGAAGATGACGCAAGACGTGCGCCAGCCGCTAATGTACCGATAGAATTACGCTGTTCTTCATCAATGAATCCCATGCCTTTACGAACGGATTCAATCTGGTCTGGATATTGAGTAGCCAACTGACGCAAAGCACCGCGATCACCAGAAGCATAAGCATTAGCGTATGCCTGCTGAAATTCTTTCTGCCGCTGAGCCTGCTTTTCCTGCTGAAACACCCCCGCAATACCTGAAAGGCCTTGCAAAGCAGTCAGCCCAACATTGTTAGCGCCTGAACGCTCAATATCATTGTTCTGCCTGATAAGCTGAAGCGTATTGCCGATGTCATTTACGCTCGGAGCGTTTGAGTTGACGCCGCCGATACCAGCCAACAATCCGCCATTTGATCCTTGCCAAGTAGCCATGATTACCCCTTAAAACAACGAGCCAAGCAATCCGATACCAGCACCAATGCCAGCGCCCCAAGGTGTTGATGTTCCCAAAAGGCTGGCAAGACCTGCACCTGCAATCGCACCAGACGTGCCACCGCTAATTGCAGTCTGAAGACTTGATGGTTTATTGGCATTAGCAGCGGCAAGTGCTGCGCTTTGCTGTGCAATGCTGCTCATGTTGTTGGCGTATGTCTGCCCAGCGTTTGCCTGACCTTGCAGCGCGCCAAGCCCAACGTTTGCCAGATTGTTGTAATTGCTCATCTGATTTGATAACCAAGACTGACCGAGTGTCGGCGCGATCGTAGCCAGTTGATTGCTTGTAGCTGTCGAACCAAGTCCACCAGTCGCCTCCGCAGCAGCAAGACTCTGGTAACGCGCCTGACCTGCAAGGTCTTTATACTGCTGAGAGTTGTAATACTGATTAAGTGCCTGCCCCTGACCTTCTAAACTGGAAAGATTCTGAAGCTGGTTAACATACTGCTCCGCAAGCGGCGTGAACGGAGCAAGGTTTTTCATGATCGTCTGCCACTGCTGATTTTGCAGGTCTGCGGCATACTTCTGAGCTTCTGCTGCATACTTTGCGCTTTTATCAGAGCTGCCACCTTTCCCGCCTTTTTCAGGGCAATAAGGTTCCTCGCCGCGCAGTTTTCTGCCCAGCTTAAATGCATATAACATAGCTATCTCCCGTGATTCAGGAAGTCGATTAGTTCTTCGCGTGTGGCGCTGTAAAACGTCACGTCATCCACGCCTTTGAAGTATTTCTTGATGGTTCCTACACGATTAAGGCCAATCATTGCGCAATACATCTGACCGTGGCGGAATTTGCGTGCAGCGAACGATGTGACGCACTGAACGGTGGTGTTAGTCAGAATGTATCGCCAGAACGCCAGCCCGATTTCCTTGCTGAATCCGCGAACCTCTGGCAGGTACATGGCGTGGCAATCGAATGTAAGCGGCTGAATCTCCTGGTAGTAAACAATGCCGCCAAACTGACCGTGCACGTTAACCTCAAAGTAACGGCATTCAGGCTTGTAGTCGTATCCATCACCGTTGTTGCTTCCAGCAATAATGTCAGGGTGATTTCCTACTGCTTCTATCAGGTCGATGTTTCGCGTTGGTTTGAATGTAATCATCAGTCAATCAGCCCATGTAATCTAAGTGCTGTTTCAAGCGCCAGAATACGCTGCCGCGCCTGCTGCAAACCTGTAGCGAGAGCTGCGACTTCGGATTGTGTGTACGTAGCGCCGACTGTGTATGACTGGTTAGCGTTGAATGAGCCAAGAAGTGGCGTACCTGTGGCTGCAGTCCATCCGGTATTTCTTGCTCCAACAACCTGAATTCCATCAACTGAATATGATGTTTTTACATCCAGCGGTGACTCAAGAGACTGCAATTCGGTTACGGTTTTCGATACGTAATCACTCTTAATGCCAGAGACATCGTTTTCTACGTCATCCAGTCTTTGGTCAACAGTGACCAGATGCCCCTGAATATCGATAACCTCATCCAGCAAGTAATCAACATCGCTACGCAGTACGACTATCTTCCCTTCGGCGGTTGTTAACCTGACCTCAAGGAGATTTATCGCTTTTGTGTTTGCGGTGATTCTTGCGTCGTGATCAGCCAGTTCTACGTCCTGTTCATCGTTTTTTACCTGGGCATCGTAAGCGCCCTGACCAGCCTGATTTGCCTTCCCGGCAATTGCGCCGACATCAGCTCCCTGATTTATGACATACAGCAGGTAAGACTGGCTGAATATATTGCGTGGCAAAATCGAAGCATCAAGGCGCGTAGCCTGAACCACGACAGGATCATTCAGTGATGAATCAACCATTACTCAATCCTTATCTGGCAGCCAGACAGAGTGACAGGTGACTTCGTGATAACGCGCAATTTGAAGCCGACATTTTTCCTTATTCGCCCGACGCGCTTCCACAAAACGCGTTTGTCGTAAACGAACGGTTCATTCTGCTCAATCATCTGCTCACGTCCGTAATTGATGCCGTCAGTGGTTGCAGAGAGAAAAAGGCGGTCAGCATACTGCGCAACGCCAGTTGAAGATTCAACTTCAAGGTCGAAAACTCTGGCGTTATCTGCTTTGAACAACGGAGTAAACAGCAGGTGTTCCTGTTGCTTGTCGTACTGGCTGCTGATATCGAACTGCAATTTGCCGGTAACCGATTCCAGCTTATCGCCGCACGTTATCTGATTGCCTTCATAAATGAAGTCGATAGCGCGGTACACATCGTCATACAGGCCTGTTTTCAGTACACACCATTGCGGACCATTGGCGCTTGAAGATGCGTCGTACACAAGTACGTGGCGCGGAAGGTGGATAATCAGCAACTCATGCGCATCAAATCGCAGAGACTCCATCACGCCATCAGCCAGTTCATCAGCAGTGTAGGAGCGTAGTATTTTCTCAATGCTCGCGCTGGCGATTGGTGATACCTGACCGGAACCGATGATGTACACAGACGGCGCACCTGTTGCCGGATTGCTGATAAACGCATACGAATCAGCGAATGGCGTTTTGCAGTAAGTTCCGGCAATGCCTTTCTGCACCATCAGCGATGGTTGTGCAACATACAAAGCGGCACCAACGGTTGTTGCACCTGTCAGGGAAAAATATTCAATCGTCGATGAACCAAAGCAGACAATGAAGTCTCGCCATGTTCCGATTCCGATGATTCCGTCCGGCTGCGATTCTGCCCGATATTGTGCGCTGTAGCGGTCAGGATGCGATTCGTCTTCAAGGTCAGTGATAAACCATGAATCAGTTCCGTCTTTTGACCACGCATAACGCCCACGTAAGCGCGTAATGTCGCGAACCGAACCTAACTCATACTGCGTGAATCCGCTGTCTGTAGGCCAGTTTGAGACGGTTTTAACCGTGCCATCATAGCGATACTCGACCAGTTGACCATTAACGCCTACTGCCTGTGATGTCCTACCGTGCGCCATTGATACGCGGCCACTTCCGGCGACGTCACCGACTTCACTTTCGCCTTTGTAGAGCTTTCCACCACACACACGATAAACAGCATTCTGCGCCATGTTGTACTCGACGCCGCGCGATATACCGTTCACATCAGAACGTTTGGCAATGCCCGGGAATGAGCGAAGATATCCGCTGCTGTTCAGGATTTCTTTGGGTGTAGCCAGCATATTCACTGGCAGATAGTCGATATAGTCGGCGTTTCTAAAGTCTTTGCCGACACCTTTCATAAGCGGAAGTTGCTGAATCGGCATTTATTCACCTCACGTACTCGGATCATCTTTCTCGATGTAAAACCGATTCCACGTAAACGCGCTTTTGTTACCACTACCGCGAGGCATGTCATTTCGCCGCTCAAGTGGTGGTATTTTGGTTAAAGCGATACAGATTGTCTGGTATGCGCTGTCAGCAGCGGTAAGGAGAGCATCTGACGGCTGAATGACGTTATCCATGCACACTTGCACAGCGAGTTTCAAAGCGACGCCATCATTTGCCCATGCAGGGATACCTGAATCATCGTCAGGTAACGGCATGATGCCGTTTTCTGTATCCGCAAACTGATATCCAAGCTCGATACCTTTCGCCTGCCATGCTGCCATCATGTCTTCGAGGTCATTAATGGCATCTTCAATTGCCTGAGGGTCGGCATCTGTCAACGTGGCATTGGAATACAGCCCGGCTTTTCGTAAAGCCTTAAGAACGAGATCACCCTTCGTTTTCGCCATCTTCTTCCGCCTTAGCCACTTTTTGCTTCGTTGCGGTTTCTTCAGGAGTTTTTACCCAGCCTTTTTTCAGGTGAGATTTAACTTCTTCGTCATCAACAATGATGTAATCGACAGCAAACTGACCACAGGTGATCATGTTGCCCGGCTTATAGAGCATTGTTCGTGCCATTGTCTTCTCCCTATAAAAATGGGGCCGAAGCCCCACCAAAATTACTGCCCGGTAATAACGATGCCCGTATATTCAGGAACAAGTACAGAGCAACCATACAGAGTGGTGAAACGAGCAGTGGTTACACCTTTGATGTGGTCGAAGGCGTAAGACATGATCAGCGTAGCGCCCTGCTCGGTGGTTGCTGTCATTACCTGTGGACCCTGACCAGTCGGGAACGCCAGTTTGCCGTACATCAGCTCAACAGAACCATCAGCCCAGAACAGGTTAGCAGGTGCTGCGTTCTTGTTGAGAATGGTGATTGCTGCTGATGCTGCCGGTTTGGCATCGACGTTTGCATATGGACGACTCGCAACATCGGCATTTTCAACAGGGAGAATCTTTGGAGAGATTGTTACGGTAGTTCCGCTAACAGCCAGAACACGGAATACCTGCGGTTGCCCGGTGGTATCTTTTGTGATCTGGTGTACGGAATTCACACCGGCAATGGTGAACGCATCACCAACCTGCAAGCCAGATGCAGATACCGTAATAGTCCCCTGTCGGTTATCAACTGGCATACCATTTGAATCTTTCGCTTCAACCTTGTGTTCAGGTTGGCCTGATACTGTCAAGGATTCAGCGCTTCCTTTCGGTAATCGACCAGAAATATCGGTCTTGTAGCTATCAAAGGAAGCAACCGGAGGGATCTGCGCTTTTTCGTATGCTGTCAGGGTTGCGCCCTGAGCATAGGCACGGTGACCAAGCTCGCCAGCAAGATCTTTGTAGTTGAAGGGGTTCCAGAAAGAGCGACGGTTGATACCCTGAGGTACACCAATCGCCGTCATGGTGGCATCAATGCCTGCCGCACAGTTCCACAAATCACGGCCCTGTGTACCTGTGGTTGAGTCAGCCATCGTGATCACGTTAGTAGCACGCTGCGTGACCATGGAAATCAGGTCAGAGTCAATCTGTGCAGCAAGGCGCATACCTGCGGCGCGACCAGCTTCAGTTTTATGTTCCGGGTCACGCATTTCACGCGCATCCAGAGTGTACAGAATGTTTTTCGGCTCCTTGAACACAGAAGGAACAAGGCGCTGAACCAGTGCTGTTGGCGTTTTGCTGCTGAGGTCGAGGCCTTCCTCAATGTTCATGTGGTAATGCTGCGGACGATACAGAACATCACCTGCTCGCTGCATTGCTGTATCACCGGGACGGAATTTTTTAGCGTTACGGGAAACTACGCAGGCAGCCTCAAAGCCTTCAACGTAGTTTTCGAACATGATTTCAAGGTCTTTTGCTAATTGGTTAGCCATGATTAATGCTCCGATAGGTTATTTTTTTGCCTTTTTAGCGGCGAAATACGGCGTCCAGTCACCAGTTTCCAGCGCCTTGGCTTTCAGTTTGTCGAGGTTATTGATTACTGCGCCGTTGCTCCCCTTAACTGTCGGGGTTGTGGCTGCCGTGGTTTTTGCTTTTGGCATGATTCTGGCCTTCGATTCGATACGTTCCAGCAGACGACCAATTACTACGGGGTTGGTAGCTTCTGCCAGTTGCTTGCGCAGTTCAGCGTTGCGACCGAGCGCCAGAACAACGATTTCCGGCTTCTCTGACTCAAACAGGATCGCGTTTTGTGTCTCGATGGGGATTTCCTCGAGTACGGCCTGTTCAGCTTCCTGATAGCCAGGAACCTTGAGAGCCTTAACACGTTGCTGATATTTGGATAATCGCTCTTGATAGGCAGCCTGAAGCTCCTGCTCCTTCTGCTTGCGAGCCATCTCCTGTTGCTGGTATTTGCCGTTGTCCTCCGCCCACTTAGCCATGCGTTGCTGGTAGATTTCTTCATCGAAACCGATGTCCTCATCATCCAGTTTTGGCATTCGCGGTGGTTGAGTGATTACCGGCTGCTGCTCGACGGGTTTCTGAGACTGACGCATCAGCTCTTTCAGCTCGCGGTCTTTCTCTTTAATCGTCTTGCGCAGGTGTTTTACCAGTCCATGCTCTGCGCCATCTTCGCTGGTTGGCGAATCCAGCTTTTCGTCACCAAAGTAGAATTCCTGTTCTGATTCGTCGTCATCAGTTTCAGTAGCTTCCTCTGCATCATTGCCGGAGGACTCACTGCCATCTTCTGTTTCGACTTCTTCAGCCAGTTCGACATCATCAGGAATCTGCTCTGACGCGTCGGTTTCGATTTCAACTTCTGGTGTGTTTTCTGCCATCTGGTCCATTTGTTACCCCTGTTTACTCGATGTTCAGCCCATCGGAAGGCAATAGGGTGCCAGGCCTCATAAAGACAGCCATTGCACGTTATGGGTTAATTACTGCTGTGGTTGTTGCTGAGTTGATTTTTGCAGGATGCTGCTGATGTCCATGCGCTGCGCATGGCCCTGAGCCTGACTTTTCAGGACAAGCTCTGCATCAGCACGGGCATTATCTCCTTGCTGTTGCTGGAACTGTCCGAGCAGTTTCAGAGCCTCGCGGATATCAGATTTCTGCTGGCTATCGGCAGATGCGAGGATTTTCACAACATTTGCCGCTGCAACCTGAGCATCAGTCTGTGCCTGGAATGCTTTAACCTGAATGGCTGCCTGTTCGTTCTGCGCTTTCTGCAATTCAGCCTGACCAGCAAGAAGCTGACCTTGCGCAGCAACCATAGCCGGATCTGGCTGACTGGCCTGTTGTTGTTTCGCCTGTTCAACCATCTGCTGTTCTTCAGGCGTTCTCGGCTTGATAACGCCAGACAGAAGCAACTGATTGCGGTTGTATTCTTTAAGGTCGTCCATCCCTTCGCCGTCCATATTGTCGAGAATCATCGACGATACAAGGTCGTGCTTCGGCGTTCCTGGTTGGATAAGTGCCAGCATGGAAAGTAACGACTTAACCGTTGCATCACGGCGAGTAGCGAACGACTGACCGACATCGACAGTCACTTCATAGTTACCCTGCGAAAGGTCGTTAAGCGCGATAACCTGCCCTGTCTGACGGTCAACCACTTCACCAGTCATCAGCGCCACGTCATCGCTGCCGTCCTCATTAACGATGCGCATTGGCGTATCGCTGCCATAGACTTCACGCGCCATAGAAAGCCACACGACGCCAGCGCGGCGCATGGATTTAGCCATGTTGTCCATGTAGATATAGGACTGCGTGTCCATCCGGTTAAAGATGCTATCAACGGTATCGGTAGCGACGTTGCTCGGCATGTTCTCAAGCTGCGACGCACCTGTAATTTGCTGAATAGCCGTTCCGGTGTACTGCAATAGCCCGGCAAGAGCTGGCGGCATTTGTGTCGGAGGTGTATAACTGCTGACCTGAGCCTGCGCAGTAATATCTCCGTTTTTGTTTTTCAGACTGACCATCGGCAGGAACGCCGGGCGCTTTTTGTTGCGCTCCGCCCAATGAGTGGCAAGAGGACCAGGAATCATGTCAACATCAACTACAGGAATGCCATCACCGCCAGCCTGAGTAGCGTTATCTGCAATCATGGAAACCATCAGGTTCTCAAGACGCTGTGCATCCATCGCTTTTGCTGCGTGGCCTTCGATTCGCTCCTGATTATCAACAAATGAGCGACGCCCATATACCGGGATGAGAGGAATATGTTCGCCCGGAATACGCTTCGGCTCTTCCAGCCATTCAGCACCAGACAGAAGACCGCAATAAACTCGGCGTTTCTTCACTGTCCGCTCACCAATCAGTTCGAATGCGCCATCGGTCAGCTCGTCAACAACATCTTTGATTTGCTCTTCATCATAGATTGCCGTTTCTCCGCTAACAGGGTTGCGCCACGCCGTGAGCTTCACCTTCTCTATGCGAACTTCGTAGTAGCGTCCAACATAGATGGCATCTGGCGTTGACCAGTCATATTGAGTGCCAGTGTCATCTCGAGAAAGGCTTGCCGCGATGGAATCAGGGTATTCAGCCTCGAACGCTTTAGGCGTCATGGAGAACATTTCCATAGCCCACATAGCATCAGAGCGGTCATATTGCTTGCTGTCCTGATCAAAGAAGACGCATGTCGCTGGGTCGTAAACAGGGAGAAGGCTTATACGGCGTTGCTCGTTACTCGGATCCATTTCATCTTCATAATCGGCACACATGCGGAAACAACCGAATCCGCCCGTTACGGCATCATCAAATGCGTTATCACACGCTTCGCCACCGGATGTTTCCTGATAGTCAGCGCGGAATTTGCCGTTCATTTTTTCGGCTAACGCTTCCGATGCCTTGTCATCCTTCGGCCTGAATTTAACGCTGATGCGATTCTGTCGATACTCGCCAATGATGCGATCACATTCACGGGCAATCTTATTCAGTTCAAAGCGCGGGTAATGCTCAAACCTGCCTTCATCAAATGAGTAACCAGCGTTTGTGCTGCCTTCCCACTGTGCGCCGGACACCCGGACGAAACGCTGAGCCTCAATAATCTGCTCACGCATATCCTGCGTTGCTGACCAGGCATTATCAAAGTTGCACAGCACCTTGCGATGCCAGTCAGTCATCTTTTTTTCTGCCATATCAACCTACACCACAAGGAATTGAGTAACTGGAATAGTCGGGTTGCGCAGCCGACTCCGGGCAATGCATACACATCATCAACGCATCAGCCAGGTTAGGAGATGGAATACCGAGCTTCTGCTTCATTTCGACCTTAGTCATAAGCTCCAGCTTCCCGTTGTTATTGAATTTGCGCTGAATCTGCGTCAGTTCTGCAAACAGCTTCTCCAGCATCTTCTCGCCTATCGCTTCTTTGTCAAAGCTCAGCATGTCGTCGGGGTCTGCATACTCACCGTGAACAACCGCCCGATATGTCAGATACAGCCTGTCAGCCAGCGCGTAATAGAATTGCGCTCGCTTATTGCGGAATACATCGCCAATAGTGCGAACGTTGTCGCCCTGCACGACTTCATCAGCCCATGCCCCGGCCTGATAAGGCGCATCTTCATCGAATGGCGATTCGCTGCCCTTGAACATCGTGGCGGTGATTTTCTTACCGGAGAACGCTTCCGTTGTCTGTCTGCGTAGCCCAGCACCGACACCATCACCATCCCACAGGTAATGGTCAGCGCCGTCTTCAATCGCCAGCGAAGTAGCCCAGTCAGCACCATCGTTGATGTCCATCAGCAGACCTTCGGCAATGCGCTTAACCACCGAACCGTGACGCGATGCGTAACCTTTAGCATCTGGCCCTGTATCTGACGGGTCATGCGCAGAGACAACCGCGCCTTTCGCTTTCCATCCGAGTTTCTTGTGCGCATCGGTTGCGGCTTCAAGCCATTCACGTTTGATGATTGCCATATCACTTGCGCTTACTGGCTCACCAAGCCAGATGTGACGATACAGTGTCGGATTTCTGCGTTTGCACTCTTCCATCTCCAGGCGGAGGACTTCAGGAAAGTGCGGGTTGTCGGTGTAGTTCACCGTCAGCAGGCAAATATCATCAGGAGGGTTTACGACGAATCGCTGATAGGTATCGTCGAGGATGTTTTTCGGGTTGAAGCTCACCCATATTTCAGAGAACGGCTTACGGATGGTTGGTATCAGGATATCCCATGATTCCTTCGTTACCGCTTCCGCTTCTTCCACCCAGCAGATATCAATGCCTTCGAGCGATTTAATCTTCGTCGGGTTGTTTTTGATGCCGTAGAACATGAACTCAGCATTCGTTCCGAGATGACGAATCATTGAACGCTGAATTTCAAACTCAGCCGAATACCCTTCACGCTCGATGGTGTCTTCAAGCAACCGGATTACCGAATCGCTGATACTGTTTTGCAGTTCACGAGCGCAAAGAATACGCACAGGCTGCCGACGCGCCGCTTCAACAAGCAGCCTCGCAATTGCCCATGACTTACCGCTACCTCGACCGCCTTTGGCGACTTTGTAGCGATGCGCCTCAATGAACGGTTCAAAGATAGGATTAATCGAGGTCATTTTCCGAATAGAGTGCTCATCGGTGATGTTTCAATCTGAATTGCGCCGCCGTCCTTACCGACAAGCTCGTTAGTTACCTTGTCGCCATACTTACGGGGATTCATTCGGGCCAGCGCCCATTTGCGGGTATCAACGCGAAGTCTTGCCTTTGCCACCTCGGCGGCATCAGGGATTACGTCGTCAGCAATTTCGAATATCTCTTCGAAAATAGAGTCGGCCCGAGTCTCTGTTGCCTTCGCGTACTGGTCACGAAACTCCTGATGTTCAGCCAGCCAGCGAAAAACTGATGTTTTGCTCGGCATTCCTGGGCGTTCGCAAACTTTGCGCAGACTCTCGCCGGAGGAAAGCAATGCGCAAATGTCATTAGCCACCTCCGGCATATAATCAGAGGGGCGACCACCTTTCTTTTTCTCAGTCGCCATATTGATTATTTCCCTTCTGCTTGCTTATCCCATTCATCGCGGAATTTGGATGGGTTGTCGAAACCTTGAGTTGCCATGTTTATGCTCCGGTAGTAAACAGGTCTAACGCTTCCTTCGATTTACGTACCGCTTCGATTGTGCGGGTCGTGATATCTGAATTAGCGCCGCCTGACTGGAAGTGAATTTTAAATAGCTCAAGCTTCAGCTCGTCAGTACCAATGAACTGAAATGCTTCTTCTGCGGCTGCGTTCTGGTTCATGACCAGTTTGTAAATCTCTAACTGGAATTTCTGTTCTTCAGTCATGGGAATAATCTCTGCCATTGTTGGCTCCGTTTATCCGTTAAAAGGGATATCAGTTAAGTTATCCCGTGTAGGGTATAAGCCATTATCAAAGCCACTCTGTAGGGAATGGCTTTTGTAATAACTACTGTTCGCTTAGCTTCTGCTTCAGCAAGTAACCTTCGAGCATCCAGATTTTGTTTACAGCATTTTGCCGGGCAATCTTCCGACCAATTTCTGCATCAAAGTTTTCGGGGCTTGCACAGGCACTCTCTCCGGTGATGGTGAAGCCATTCTTCAGCACCAGTACGCAGAAAGTGAGCAACTTCAATGGTGATAAATCACGATCGCCTTCTTCTGGTTTTTCCCTGCCACAATATTCGTTGCTGGAAATGGCACCATTTCGTCCATCATAAGCAGTAAAGTAATGCTCGCTTTTAATCACGTCTTCGATGTGCTGCGGGGTAACTCGCGGAGCGGTTTTGCCTTTCTCAACGATTTCTTTTTCGATTTGCTGGTCGTTCATAATTATGACCTTGTTGGTTGTTAAAGATGTTTTTGTGATGGCGATAAAAAGGCCGCCTGAGCGACCTGTTAGTTGTTCACAACTTCCATTGCTGAAGGTTCAGCATGTCGAAAAATGAGCCGCATTTAGGGATATTTTCCATTCTTGCCCTCTCTTCAGCCGCTTTGTAATAAGCCATTGGCCTTTTCACACCATCAGCACCAGTGATGTATTCAACGCCTTCCTTCTGGTCTTTGTTTACGGAAACCATCGCAACATCTTCCACTTGTTCGTTATCGATTCAGCGGATGTCTTTCCATCAGTCCGCCACCACAAAGAATCTTTTTTGCCATAAGGCTGGAGGTTCATCTTTCAGTGGCTGCCAGTGTTATTTCCCCACTTACTGGCTTGGGTTGTTTCGCTGTACTGCTGTAACTGGCGGTGCACAGATTTAGTTAAATCTGTTCTCGCCTGAACTATCTTTTACATACCCGGATTGTGGGGATGTAAATCACGGTTTCATTATCAAGCCCACCAGTAGATGGGCTTTGGAATGGTCACTTTGGCAGTCCGGGGATCGATATTTGCGCCTGCTGCTCAAGCCTTTCGATTCTTGCTATGAGTTGCGGTTTTTTGATCCTGCCCCAGCGGTTCAGCAAGCGTCCTGACATACTGGCAACATCCTTTTCCTTCATGAACTCCAGCATTAACTCGTTGTGCTCTCTTTGGTATGAGTGAGCCATCTCCATCAGCCTGTCACGCATCCAATTAAATGCTTTGATAAACGCCTCTTTGATGGCGGCAGCTTTTTTGCCGGTAAACGACATGATGATGTACATCGCACCGTCTTTGGAAATTTCATATTCAACATACTGATTACCCTTGTGTTCATAGGTAACCCGCGAAAAGTTGCTGGTTAGAAATTCATCCGAACAGTCTAGCTTTTCGATTTTCTGAATGATGTGGTGATGCTGCTTGTCGAAGTAAGCTGCTACCTTGCGGGAGGTTGTGATCACGCGATCACCAGAAACAACCACCATGTCCCGGAAATCGAGATTAGCCAATTGATGATTCATAGCGTCTTTACCTTTTAGAAAGTGAGCCTGTCTCACAGAAAAGCCGCCCGAGAGAGGTCGCCACCTATAACGGCATTTCTCAGGCTCGCTTACTGAAAGGCTCTCGTTAATATGCGCGTGAGATGCGCTGTGAAATTCAGATATAAAAAGCCCCGCGAATGCGAGGCTAAATCCTGGTGTTTGTGATGACTGGCTCTTATCTCAACGCAGCCCCTTACCGCGCGCCAGATGCTCAATATCAAGCATCAGCAATGAGATATTTAATCTGGATTCACTCCAGAAGTGATCATCACCCTGTCTACAGAGCCAGATGTGAAGGATGATGAGTAAAATTATCGCTATCATCGAAGGCATTGCGTCCTGATGTATTCCTGCAGGTAGTTAACCTGCGCGGTTATCCTGTCGATTCCGCTTCGGAGACGGTAATAATTGAGTTCAGCATCTGCTGTAAGTCTTGGGCTTTCTCCATCGCCCATGCTGCTGGCTCCGGTCGTTGACTTTGCACAGGTGGCGGCGACTTGCAGGCGCTTACGCCCAGCAGAAACATCAGCACGGAGACTTTCGATAGTCGCGTTAGCATCAGCAAGCTCCTTTGTATATCTGGCATCGAGTTCTGCTACGTCACGTTGACGCTTCTGCATGTCAGCGATTGTGGATGTGGCCTTATCGCGCTGCTCTTTGTAGGCGATGGCGTTATCACGGTAATGATTAACAGCCCATGACAGGCAGACGATGATGCAGATAACCAGAGCGGAGATAATCGCGGTTACTCTGCTCATACCTCAATCTCTCTGACCGTTCCGCCTGCTTCTTTGAATTTTGCAATCAGGCTGTCAGCCTTATGCTCGAACTGACCATAACCAGCGCCCGGCAGTGAAGCCCAGATATTACTGCAACGGTCGATAGCCTGACGAATATCACCGCGATCAATCATCGGTAAAGCTCCACGCTCTTTAATCTGTTGCAGTGCCACAGCGTCCTGGCTTTTCGGAGAGAAGTCTTTCAGGCCAAGCTGCTTACGATAGGCATCCCACCAACGGGAAAGAAGCTGGTAACGTCCGGCGGCTGTTGATTTGAGTTTGGGGTTTAGCGTGACAAGTTTGCGAGGGTGATCGGAGTAATCAGTGAATAGCTCTCCGCCAACAATGACGTCATAACCATGATTTCTGGTTTTCTGACGTCCGTTATCTGTTCCCTCTGACCACGCCAGCATATCGAGGAACGCCTTACGTTGATTATTGATTTCCACCATCTTCTACTCCGGCTTTTTTAGCAGCGAAGCGTTTGATAAGCGAACCAATCGAGTCAGTACCGATGTAGCCGATGAACACGCTTGTTATATAAGCGAGATTGCTACTTAGTCCGGCGAAGTCGAGAAGGTCACGAATGAACCAGGCGATAATGGCGCACATCGTTGCGTCGATTACTGTTTTTGTAAACGCACCGCCATTATATCTGCCGCGAAGGTACGCCATTGCAAACGCAAGGATTGCCCCGATGCCTTGTTCCTTTGCCGCGAGAATGGCGGCTAACAGGTCATGTTTTTCTGGCATCTTCATGTCTTACCCCCAATAAGGGGATTTGCTCTATTTAATTAGGAATAAGGTCGATTACTGATAGAACAAATCCAGGCTACTGTGTTTAGCAATCAGATTTGTTCGTGACCGATATGCACGGGCAAAACGGCAGGAGGTTGTTAGCGCGACCTCCTGCCACCCGCTTTCACGAAGATCATGTGTAGAAGGCAGCAGCGTAACTATCACTGATGAATTCAGGATAGCCAGTGGCTACGGCTCAGTTTGGGTTGTGGCGGCCGGAATCGAACCGGCTTCCATCGGTGCGCTGCCGATTGCAGTACGCGCGGCGGTCAGCTACATGACTAGTATTTTCACTGTCGCCTATCTGCTAGCTCGCCATTGAGCTTCACCACAACGATAAGAGCACTCGGTGCATTTAAGCCAAGCCCCATAAGGGAGAATGCTCTTACCTGTTGTGCAAACAAAAAAGCCACCGTCGCAACTTAAGAGTCACTAACGGCAGCTTATGCGAATAGTGTTGCTCATTTGCTCAATGATGTCAACACGTTCTATGCCACATGTTTAATTTTCTCTACACGTTTCCGGTTTTTAAACGCACTATCCAGAACCGGGTAAATCATAAACAACGAGGCATTGAGGATTTCGTCAACTTCCCGGCGACAGGTTGCGAGCGATGGTTTTTGAATGCGCCCGCCGCCCCGGCATAACATCTTGCGAGGTCTTGCGACGCGATGATAGTAAGATGCAATGGCGTGTTTGGAAGATCCATGGGCGTAGTAGCTGAGGAGGATGCCAAAGGCTTTCTTGTCAATGCACATGACGGAATCGACGACCTGAGAAATCAACATTCCATCATCATCATTACACATTGGCCTTGTCATAACTCTTCCCGGCTCTACGCTCTCCATGAACTTCGCTATTACGCTGCTCATGCGCTTTTCCAGGCGGCCTGAATAAACCCATGCGCCCCACAGTTCAAGCCAGCCATTCAGCCACTCGTGCTGTTCTTTGGTGAGGTTTAGTTCTCTTATGCTCATCGTCTTCCCCTTTTGCCCTGTTTGACCATCAGGACGCCGTTAACTATTACGTGACGCTCGCCTTTGCTGTCTCGGTTGTACTTGAGCACTGTTCCTCTTGCGCAGGAAAGCATCCTCGCCACTTCGGTCTGATTGCCTCGTGTCTGAATAAGAAGCTCTGGTATCGTTTGAATTGTGGCGTTCATGCGTTCTCCAGTTCGGTGATTTTTATTCCAAGCCTTCCACCTGGTACTTTCACGCCACGAATTACGCGAATGTCATCGAATTGCTCGTCGTCTTCCGCAAATCCGGCGTGGATAAGGGAGTCGAGTAAACCTTTCAGGATGTTGTCGAGGTCGCGGCGGCGGGAGTCTGGAACGTCTGCGATGACTTTGATACGGAGTCGTGATTTGGTGAAAATGTCTAACTTGAGTTGGCGAATGATTTGCTGAACGTCTTTTCGGTATTTCTGGCCTTTATCGCTGATGTAGTATTGGCTTCCCCGTCTTCGCCAGTAGGTGTTCACCGACGGCGGGTATGGAAGCACAAACTGATATTCGTTCATGGCTTAATCTTCCCCTCCTTCAGCAGTATCGCCTGCGTCCTGATCACGCCTTCCAGGTGGTAAAGTCTGGCGTCTTTGTTGTCGAGGTTATGGGTGCGTCGGTCGATTTCATCGTGACACGCGCTACAAGCCCATGCTCCGATCAGGTCGTCAGGTTTCATTCCCGTTCCGCAAATTCCAGCCATCCGGTAATGTGCCAGAACTGTAGTTTCAGGGTTGCCATTGCATACGCCGTAAATACGTACCTGGCATTCTCTGCCGCGTGCTTCTTTGCGTAGGTTAGCCATTTACCTTCCCTCGCAATTGAAGAATTGACTGAAGGTCTTTTTTAATAAATATGCGAGTGCGAATTGAGCAGTAGTTTTCCTTCATTCTGGCGTAGTAATAGTCCTTTCGTTGTTTAAGCTTGTTGGCATCCGCTGTCATCCAGTCTTTTACAGCAAACTTAATTAACCAGCGGTGGCAGAGATACCATTTCAGGTAATCACTCATCGTCTTCTTCCTCGTACATTGAGCTATTCGGATCGCTCATCAGTTCTGCGCAGCAGTGCTCACACACATGAACTTCCAGCACATGCAGCCTCTGACCGCAGTTAGCGCACGTTAAAGCCCGCTCGACGCTTTCTTGTTCGTAACTTCGATTTGGGTCAATCACCTTGTATTCCTCGCGCGATGTCTTAGCCACCGGATATCCCACAGGTGAGCCGTGTAGTTGAAGGTTTTTACGTCAGATTCTTTTGGGATTGGCTTGGGTTTATTTCTGGAGCGTTTCGTTGGAAGGTATTTGCAGTTTTCGCAGATGATGTCGGTGAAACTTCGTCGCTGTCGTCTCATTCGTACCTCCTGTCGGTAAATCTGACACCCTGACCAACAGCCCATGCTGTCGTGTACTCAATCAGGCTTGCCATGCGCTTCACGCTCATCTGTGCGCTGCTTTCGCGAATGTTGACGTATTCACCTTCAAGGCCGGGCAAAACATCAGCTTCCTGTTTTGTTGCCACTGCATGACCGCTGATCAACAAAACCTTCCATTGTTCCGGTTTTAACCATTTGCCGCACCATTGAACCTGACGAGCGATATCCGCCAGCATCGCGTGAAATTTTGCGTTCTGGTCAAGGTTGCGCTTGTAGTCAATAATGCGGATGGTGACTGGCTTGTCTTTATCGAGTGGTGTTGCTAGGATGGCGTTGATTGCGGCTTGCTGTTGTTGCTTAGTTCGGAGGAATATTGTTTGCTTCACTGAACACTCCTTTATTTTTTATGCCTGTAACCCCATTCTTCCAGCAACCTTGCGGCGTACCACCCAAGAAACAAAGGAAAGAACATTACAATGAGATATTCCCCGCCACGGTCAATGTTCGAAATTGACCAGATTACGATGTAACCAGTGCAGGACAGGAATATTACAAACCCCAAAAAGCTACTTCGTCGACTCATGCTCACTCCTTCACTTTGATTCCAGCGGCGCGGATAGCCTCTACATCGCTTTCGTATTGCGATTCTGCACCTGAGTCATAGCCAATGTGATAATCACCGGGAAGTGGGCCTTTCTTTGGCTTTTGCAGCTCAATCTCGATAACTGCTCGCGATGCCTGCCATAAAGTCCACCACTCATTTAAGGAGTGACGAATATCCATGCTTGAAAATGCGAAGTACCTATCACCATTTCTTGCCTCGGTTATCATCTCGAATTGTAATCTCAATTTTTTGGCAACGTATTCCTCAAACTGCTTTCTTGATTCGTCCATCGATACTTACCCTCAGTTCAACTCACAAAACGCCACGCCACTTTTGCTATAGCGACAGGCGCAACACCGATAATCACCCACAGGAGAATGCTACCGAACAGCACACCCACCAGGTCTTTACCTTCGCCTACCAACCGGACAAAACTTCCGACAACCACAATGAACGTCGCCACCATCCACATAGCACCGAGAAGCCTCAATGCAGAGAAAATTAACTCAGCCACGATTTACTCTCCCCCAAATAAAAAGGCCTGCGATTACCAGCAGGCCTGTTATTAGCTCAGTGATGTAGATGGTCATCAGAATCCTCCTTTCTTCTTGGATTGCGGTTCCTCGCGTTCACGGCGGCGCATTTCAGCAGACTGTTGGTCTGTGTCATAAATAGCGCCATTTGCCTGAATGCAATACACCGTGCCGGTATTGCCATGACGATTGAGACGAAGGATTAGTTCGGTTTCACCAGGTGGAACACTGTCATCAAAAGCGCCTTCACGATGGATCCCAACCCAATAATCGCAATCCTGTTCAATCTGCCCTGTATCTCGTGAGTCACTTGGTAATGGGCGTTTATTGGTTCGGCTTTCCAGTGCGCGGTTAAGCTGTGTCAGAAGCACAACAACGCAATCAAGCTCTTTGGCAAGGTTCTTCAGTCCTTTGGTGATCATGCCGTAAGCAAGGTCGTTGCGATCGGCCTTCTCAGCAGTCATTAGTGTCAGGTAATCGACCAGAATCATGCCAACACATCCTTTTTCTCGCTTGATTCGACGGCTTTCGCTGACGATTTGAGCCAGAGATAATCCCGGCGTGTCGTCGATGTAAAGCATGTCGATTTCACTCAAGCGATTGGCTGTTTCGATCGCCCTGTTGAAGTCACCATCGTAATCACCCTGATAGCCGTCATCGGCGTCATTTGTCGCCGGAAGGTAAAAAATATTCGGGTTAACACCAGACTTCTGCCCTACCAGTTTTTCCAGTATCTGATCACCTGGCATTTCAAGGCTGAACATCAGAGCGGGCTTTTTCTCATGCACTGCGCAATTGATTGCCATCTGGCTGTATAGCGTCGTTTTCCCCATCTTAGGGCGAGCGCCAATGACAAACAGAGAGCCTTTCACCAGACCTTTCGGTGACAGCATCCTGTCCAGCGATGGGATCCCTGTGCTCATTCCTCGCTGTTCGCCTGACGGGTCAAATCGCTTCTCAAGGTCGCTAACCCAGTCTTCCATGACCTCACCAAATGAGCGAAGGCCGCGACGCGATCCGGTTTTTGCATGGTCTGTCAGTTGCGTGAAAATCGCCTGAATAGCTTCGTACTTCTGCGTTGCAGTCATTCCGTTGCGGGAATAGAGCAATTCCGTCGCTTCAGTCATGCGGTTGATGGCGTAGCGTTCCATTGCGGTTTCACGAACCTGCATTGCATAGGCAACGATGTTTGCTGCGCTTGGCGTGTTCTTTGCGATCTCAGCGATATAAGCAAAACCGCCAACAGACGCCGTTAACGATTTACGCTCCAGTTCATCGAAAAGCGTCAGGCCATCTACTGGCTTTTGCTCCCGGTGCATTCTGGTTATTTCTTCGAAAAGGATTTTGTGTGGTCGGCTGTAAAATGAGTCAGGCTTCAGCATCGCCAGAACCTTCTGGACGCGCTCACTGCTGTCATCATCCAGAAGCAATCCACCAATCACCGCCTGCTCTGCCTCGATGCTATGGGGCGGCGCATAAAAATTATCGGTCATCGTGTTCACCCTCACGAACTTTCAGGTAGGTATTATCGTTAAGCAGGAAATCAAATCCCTTTTTGTGCCAGACAGTTCCGCGTTGATGGTTTGGGCGCTCTTCGAACATCCATCGGCAATTTTCGCCTACGTAGCTCAAATAATTTCTCCAGTCCTGCATCGTGAAACCATGCCCGTCAAGCTGTCGGGTTATCACTCCGGCTTTGCGCCAGAACGTTCGGATCTGGTTTTTACGCTTGTCATTCAGTGCGCGGATTCTTGGCGCTTCAGGAAGGATTTCGTGGTAAGCATCGACAACATCCTGACAGCTAACGGAAGGTTTTTTCTTGTCAGACTTTTTGTCTGCTGTGGCACTCTCTAATACGTCAGTATTAGAGATATTATTTATATTATTGTTTATGGACAACCGTTGGACAACCGTTGGACAATCTCCGCTGAGAGCCGCGCCATTACTGGTGTTTGCGTTGGACAACCGTTGGACAACCGTTGGACAATTTTTTGCCTGAAAATCGTCATATTTAACGATTGTAAACAGGCTAAATTTCTTCCCCATCGAGCAAATATTAAGCATACCTTTCGACTCAAAAGTCCGTAATAAGCTCCGAACTTTGTTGTCGGGGATGAATGTTTCTCTGACCAGCGACGGGCGTCCAGTTATCATCTGACCGCGATCAACAGTTATCGGACCGATATCCGTATTGACGACAGTAGATTCGTGATTAGCCTTGAGGATTAAGTGAAGCCAAAGATGTACTGCCTGAGAGTCCTTATAGAGCCTGCTGTCCATAAACTGGCGGTGTATAGAGACATACCCCATACTGGATGCCTCCTGATGTTGTACAGGGTTATGCCTGTAATCAGCTAACTTAACGACGCCCATGCTTCACTCCTGCTTTGGCTAGTCTGTAAACACCAACAAGGCGCTCTGCGAACGCCCTGTTATTTGCTGCGGCTACCACTAATCCCTCAGGTGAATCAGGGTGTCGAATCTCTTCTTTTTCCTGGTATTTCTTACGACGTTTTGTCATAATGACTCCTGTGGATTGATCCAGTCTTTCTACATCAGGCCTCGAAGAATTCGCCGTTCTTCGGGGCTTTTTCTTTTGTCAGGTAATTGGCAAGCCGCTTAGTCAGCTCAGCCATTTCATCGTCTTCGATTCCGTATTCCAGAACAGCCAGCATCATGCTTACCTGCGAGAAGAAACCATTCTTCCATCGGCTTACCTGATATTCAGGAACCCCCATTGCTCGAGCGAATGTCTTCTGCCCCATCAGTGCCAGTTTGTTCAGCAAGGCTGACTCGATGCGAGCCGCTTTCTTGCTTTTAGTTGCAATAGTACCCATAGATAATTTCCTTAATTATTAGATAGAGTTGGCTTCGCAAAGAAACGCAAAACCATAGAGATTTGTTTCTGGTAATGCCCTTTTTCAGGGCGGGGATGTGTAAGAGCGTTAATAACTTAAGCGGCCATTAATTCAGGCCAGATGCTTTCCCAATCAACCGGATGAAGGTCTTTGCGAGTCACTTCACCATTGCTGAACTTCTCAATCAGAACACAAAGTGCTGCGCCCAATTCATGATTACGGCTAAGTGCTTTCCTCAAATAGCCGATAGAAGTTCCGCACTTGGTGGCAAATTCTCTCTGCTCTTCCAGTGAAAGGGAGTTCAGATACAAGCGGAGTTCTTCCATTTGCTATCTCCTTCCCGTTGTTGAATAAGATGAGTTTACCTGTAGGTAAAAAGCAAATCAATACCCATAGGTTATTTACCGGCAGGTAATCAAAGATAGAATTAAATCATGGATAAATACGAACAAAGACGACTAAGGCTGATAGAGATAAGAGACCGATTCTGTAATGGAAAGGCCTCAGAGTTGGCTCGTCGAATAGAAAGGGAACCATCATACGTTTCCAGAATGCTGTATCCGGAAGGAAAAAGCGGAAAAAAACGCATTGCTGACGATATGATGGAGCTAATTGAAAAATCTTTTAATCTCCCACGCGGATGGATGGACATGCTTGCAGATGGTAAAGCTGGAGCTACGGACCATCTTGAGTTTGCGGGTAACGTTCGTGCGGGTTTTGTTCCGGTAATTGGTGAAGCCGTTTTGGGAGTTGATGGCTCAGTGGATATGATTGAATTCAGATCCGGTTGGTTAAGCATCTACAGCGGCGATAAAGATGCTTACGGTCTGAAGGTTAAGGGTGACAGCATGTGGCCAAGGATTCAGTCAGGAGAATATGTTGTTATTGAACCAAATACGCCAGTACATCCAGGTGATGAAGTCTTTGTAAGGACCAAAGACGGTCACAACATGATAAAGATCATGAACAAAACAAGAGACGGTGATTATCAGTTTAGTAGCATAAACAGTGATCACCGCCCAATCACTCTTCCTGTTGAAGAAGTTGATAAAATGCATTTTGTTTCAGCTATTGTGAAACACACCAGGTACGTAGACCAGGACGATCTGCCAAAAGTTTGAGGATAAAGCAGCAAATGTTTATACCCGGCATAGTAGTCGCTGTTGTAATCATCTGCTTCATATGGGCAAAGTTATCTCCTGTAAGCTCTAAGCATACAGCTGAACTCATGAGGAAGAAGCATCTTATACATGAGGCAGAATCGATAATTAAAAAGTTCAAAGGCATGTCATACGACGACATGTCATCAGAGCAGATTGCTATGTATAAATGCGCCATTGAGCGCCTTGACTACTTAAACGGACTCAAACCCAAACACACCCCAGTAGAATCAAAATTGCCGCAATGGCCAAGCAATCCAAATAGCTTCTGACATCTCCTTTCAGCCCGCAAAGCGGGCTTTTTTATATCAATCCAAAAAATTAATTACCTGAAAATTCAATCAGGTAAACTCTCACATCAATTTTATTTACCTACAGGTATAGACAGAGGTTTTACCTGTAGGTATATTTTAAGCCATCAGCAGGACGCACTGACCACCATTGAAGGTGACGCTCTTAAAAATTAAGCCCTGAAGAAGGGCAGCATTCAAAGCAGAAGGCTTTGGGATTGGATGAATGAGCAGGCTGATGCTCGACCAATGTATAAACAGCGCTCATGGCAAGCAGTAACCAATCTGCGCCTCAAGACAGCGTCACTGGTAGTGCGGGCGCTCTAACCAGTAAGCCGGGGTTCAGCGCCGGCCATCCAATCACCAAAGCTAACTGACAGGAGAATCCAGATGGATGCACAAACACGCCGCCGCGAACGTCGCGCAGAGAAACAGGCTCAATGGAAAGCAGCAAATCCCCTGTTGGTTGGGGTAAGCGCAAAACCAGTTAACCGCCCTATTCTCTCGCTGAATCGCAAACCGAAATCACGAGTAGAAAGCGCACTGAATCCGATAGACCTTACGGTGCTGGCTGAATACCACGAACAGATTGAAAGCAACCTGCAGCGTATTGAGCGCAAGAATCAGCGCACATGGTACAGCAAGCCACGCAGTGAAATGGGTGTGACTTGTGTTGGTCGCCAGAAAATGAAATTAGGCAGCAAACCACTTATTTGAGGTGAGATATGGACAAGAAAATTAAATCATTGAAGCCAGGAATTGTTATCAGAGACATAAGTGGTGATTACGATACAGAGACATATGATATTTTATATGTGCATGCAGATGGAAAATGTCAGTATTCGAACGACATTTTTAATAATAAAGGTGGTGCCGAAATTGCTGCCACCACAGTTAATAAAGAGTTAGTAGCTAACGAGTCGTGGGATTATTTTATGCCATCATCCACTTCTATGAACTGGAAAGTGGTTTTGTACATTCCATCATAATTGTAGCTGCCGTTCAAAAATGAAAGTAAATCTAACATCACAGGCCGCATACTCAGCCTTTATTTTTGGCATAAACAAGAGAATAAACACTGCACTGTGTATTCATTCCAACGAGTGAATACACGGAGCAATGTCGCTCGTAACTAAACAGGAGCCGACTTGTTCTGATTATTGGAAATCTTCTTTGCCCTCCGATGTGAGGGCAATTTTTTATCTATGAGGATATGAATAGATGTCAAACATCAAAAAATACATCATTGATTACGACTGGAAAGCATCAATAGAAATTGAAATCGACCATGACGTAATGACAGAGGAAAAACTTCATCAGATTAATAATTTCTGGTCAGGCTCTGAATACCGACTCAATAAACACGGCTCTGTATTAAATGCTGTATTAATCATGCTGGCGCAACATGCTCTGCTTATAGCAATTTCAAGCGACTTAAATGCATATGGTGTTGTGTGTGAGTTCGACTGGAATGATGGAAATGGTCAGGAAGGATGGCCTCCAATGGATGGTAGCGAAGGAATAAGAATTACCGATATCGATACATCAGGAATATTTGATTCAGATGATATGGCTATCAAGGCCGCCTGAGTGCGGCTTTACCGCATACCAATAACGCTTCACTCGAGGCGTTTTTCGTTATGCAATCAAATATAAGGAGTTACCCATGATGCACTTTCAGCTCGCGGGTAGCGGCGTCATGTCCGCTTTCTACCCGCACGAATCTGAATTATCACGCCGAGTTAAACAATTAATCAGAGCAGCAAAGAAACAACTGGAGGCGTTATGCGCAATGAAATAGCCATCAATCACCAGATGCTTCGTGCTGCACAGAACAAAGCAGTAATAGCCAGATTTATTGGTGATTCCAAAATGTGGCTTGAAGCAAATAAAGCGATGAAATCAGCTATCAACCTTCCGTGGTATCGCAGGAAATGAGTTTTACAGATAACTGGTCAGACGAAGAATTCATTCGTCAGATGAACAAAATGCTCAATCAGCACAAAGAACAGGAGAAAGATGATGATTCTGACTCTGAATGATAAGCGTGAAATATCGCAAATAATCGCAAGTTTTACTGATGAAGATTACGAGCGAATCAACAGTGAAGTTGATCGCCTCTGCAAACGTTGCGACCCAATAAGCGAAATGCTTCGCTCATATAAACCAGATGAACACACTAAGGACGCTATCGACTGGCTGGAAGATGATGACTGTAACTATCAGGAAAAAGCCGCTGAATGGTTCTGGGATGCAATAACCGAAAGAGTTAAGGCTGAATATGCCTTCGCAATATTCAAACGCAGACATATTTATGGAGAAGCTGCATGAGCAATATCGTTGAATTCGTTAAACAGCAAGAGCAGTTATTCTGCGGAGCATTGACTGAACAGACGGTGACATGGGCTAAGGAAAGCCAGTTTGCAATTCAGTATTTCCAGAAAAACGATTACCTGGCTAAAACAGCACTGGCAAATCCAACCAGCGCACAGAACGCCATCATCAATGTTGCGGCGATCGGCATCACCTTAAACCCGGCCAGCAAACTGGCTTATCTGGTTCCTCGCGACGGCATGGTGTGCCTTGATATCAGTTACATGGGATTACTTCATCTTGCGCAATCGACAGGATCAATTAAGTGGGGGCAATGCAAACTGGTGTACTCAAACGACACCTATGAATCAAATGGCCTTGATTCAGCACCAACTCACAAATACAACGCATTTGGTGAACGAGGCTCTATTGTTGGTGGTTATTGCACGGTTAAAACAGCAGATGGTGACTACCTGACTGAAGAAATGAGTCTGGCAGAAATTAAAGCTGTGGAGGCAACGAGCAAGGCAAAGAATGGACCGTGGAAGACATTCTGGGAAGAGATGGCGCGTAAAACCATAGTTAAACGCGCCAGCAAATACTGGCCTAAAGCCCAGCGACTGGATAATGCCATTCACCTGCTTAACGAAGATGAAGGTATGCATCAGGAACCAGTTATGCCGCACAAATCAGAGGAAGATATCCGCGAAGATGAACGAAAACGCCAGCAGGAAATAACGGATAAAGCACAACTTCTTTGTGATGAAATGGCTCAGGCAGAAAACATGGATGATTTGAAGCGATATTTTGCAGAAGCATATCGCCTGACATCTGGAATGAAATTGCAGCAGAACGTACAAGCCATTTACGCAGAATGCAAAGCTAAACTGGAGGTTGCCAGTGAGCAAACTGTATGAAATTGCCAATGAATACGCAAAATTGATGGATTCAGATTTAGAACCAGAGATGATTGCTGACACAATAGAAGGCATGGAAGGAGAATTTACCGATAAAATAGAGCAACTTCTTGCCATTATTAAAAATGAGTCTGGTTATGCTGAACGCCTCAAGAAAGAGGCAAAGTCACTGAATGAAAGAGCAGCAGTAATTCAAAATAAGATTGATAGCATTATGACGTATATAGCGTCATCGCTTGAAATGGTTGGAAAGAAAAAGATTCGAGCAGGTATTCACCAGGTAACAATCCGCAAACCGTCAGAAACTGTAGAAATCATCGACTCAAGCGCCCTTCCTCCTGAATACGTTGAGTTCGAAACGACAATTAAAGCCGACAAACTGGCAATCAAACACCAACTAAAAGCAGGAATAAATATCCCCGGTGCTCAACTCAAAGTTGGGAAACCTTCACTTCTTATCAAATAACGGTATCGCCTATGAAAAAGACTCCTTGGGAGAAATGGGAAGTCGATTTCTTACGCGAAGTAGCGGCGACAATGCCAGTTGAAGTTATCGCTGAAAAACTGGAAAGGACTGAAAAAGCAGTTATGGCGAAAGCAACAAGGATTGGCGCTGACATTGTTAGCCGACTTCGTGGAAGACGCTGGACAAGAGCCGAAGTATCACTTTTCGGTAAGTTCTCCGCAGAAGAAATAGCAATTGCAACCTGCCGCTCAATTTATTCAGTAAGAGCTATGCGATACAAGCTAAAAAAACTCGATGAAGAAAGAGCAGGCATACGAATAAATTAACAAAGAGGAATTAATCATGAGAGGACTTGCATACAATCCCGGCATTCTTCCGGCAGAAATGATTATTCGCCAACGCGTAAAGCCAATGCCATCGAGAGAGGAATTGCTTAAGAGAAATAGTTTCGGTTCTGTTAATGACAACAAATATCTGAATGCGATGTGGCGGAGTGGGAAGAAATGAAACAAATTTCACTAATTGAGATGGATGGATTTCTGAAAGGTAAATGCATCCCAAGTGATTTAAAGGTTAACGAAACAAACGCTGAATATCTGGTGCGTAAATTTGCTGAAGCGGAGGCCAAGTGCGCGGCGCTGGCAGCGGAGAATGCGTGGCTGAAGTCTGGCGCTATGGACGAAATCAAGGTTATCAACCGTGGAGGTCAGGCATATTGCGTAAAAGATGGAGTGCAAGTTAATCCCATGTATGCAAGAGGGTGGAATGACTATCGCGCAAAGTCTCTGCAATCAGACACCCCAGCCACCGATGCTTTCCTGGCTGAAGTACGGGCGCAGGGGGTGGATGCTGCTATAGAAGCTGCAAAAAATCTGGTGGCCCAAGAATATGAGTGTAAGGATTTCAAAGCGGCGCAGAGTGATTGCTGTATGCACCCTGGTTCAGACCTGGTAGGGAAGGTTGAAATGACTGAGTGGTTAGTTGACTTTGCTGCCCAGCTTCGCAAAGGAGGCAACCAGTGAGCAAGATTGACTATCAGGTACTGCGTGAGGCAGCAGTAGCAATTGAAACAGTAGCAACGCCTCAAAAATTGCTGGCATTTCGTATGAAAGTCACACCTCAGGTTGTGCTGGCACTGCTGGATGAACGGGAAAGAAACCAGCAATACATCAAACGCCGCGACCAGGAGAACGAGGATATTGCGTTAACGGTAGGGAAGTTGCGCGTTGAGCTTGAGGCAGAAAAACAGCGGGCAAAGGATCTGTTTATGGAAAATGCTCGGCTTAAGTCAGGTATAGCCGGTCTGATACACCTCGGTATTCGATATGCAGATGTTGAGGTCATGAGAATTGCTGGAGATGCCCAGCTTTCTACCCCATGCACTGACAGCATCATAAACAGCATTGCAACAGGCATTCGCATCAAAGGAGAGTGATATGGCTAAGTACATCGTGACTATCGAAGGATTTAATGATTGCAAGGTTGTTGAGTTTGAAGCAGACACGCCAGAGGATGCCGAAGAAATAGGCAGAGACATATTCTATGAAGAATGCAACTACGGCGTATCACCTGCTACAGAGGACTAACACATGATCACTATTACCAAAGAGCGACTACTGACAATCAAGCAGTGGCGCGAAACATACGGACCTGGTAGCAACGTTGTACTGCCAGCAGAAGAAGCGGAAGAACTGGCACGAATTGCACTGGCATCGCTGGAAGCAGAACCAGTTGCTTATATTTTCAAACATCCGGCCGGGAAATTATTCTGGGCTTTAACGGATGAAAGCAATAAAGAGCAAGCGGACGTTATTCCTGTTTATGCTGCCGCGCCTGCGTCGATTGTGCCGGATAATGCATCAGAGCCTCTCGCTTATGCTTACAAAGAGCTTACGCCTGAGATTATGCGCAACCATTTAGCTGTATTCGAGCGATATGGAATAGCCCCAAACGATAGCTCTACCACAATTCAGGCACTGCGAATCGCGCTGGATGGCATAGAGCGGAGCGACGCCATGCTTCATGGTGCCGAACCTGTAAGCCAGACTTACAAGTTGAACGAGCTGTCGGGCAACTATCCGGTAACTCCGGATGGTTGGATAAGCTGTAGTGAGCGAATGCCCGCTCAAGATGATTGGATTTTAATTTATTCAAAGCACGGCGAGTATATGGCAGGACAGGTACAAGGGGAATACGTGGAGTTGAGCGACGGCACTTTATCGTGGTTAGGGAACGCCTTGTACTGGATGCCTCTACCGGAACCGCCGCAGGAGGTTAATTGATGGTCTCCTTCGCGAAATATACGATTATTGACTGGATAGCATTCATTCAGGTTTTGCTCATCTGGTTTTATATGGCTTACAGGAGTGGACAGTGGATTGTCAGTGTAGCCTGTAGCAATGGATGGCGTTGGTGGAACCGAAAGAATAAAAAAGCGCTGGCCTTGGCTTCGTTTTACGAAGCATTCAATCTTAACAGTCTTCAGCCTGGTTCTGTCGTTGTAGTCACCACTCAAAGCGGCATGACGATACAAATTCACAAGCCAAAGGAGGAAGGTCGTGGCTAACCTGCAACTTGCCGTTAAAGGTGAATACTTCGATGCCATGATTCGCGGAGAGAAAACGGAAGAGTATCGCCTGTGTAATGACTACTGGAATAAGCGAATTATGTTCCGCGAGTATGACCGCCTGATTATCACAAAGGGATATCCGAAGCGCGACGATTCCAGTCGCAGAATAGACGTCCCGTATAACGGATATGAAGTGAAAACAATCACACATCCGCACTTCGGCGATAAGCCGGTAAAGGTGTTCGCGATAAAGGTAAATATCGGAAATGAATAACAATCCTCGCACTCGCGGGGATTTCTTTTATCTGAACTCGCTACGGCGAGTTTTGTTTTATGGAGATGATAAATGCACTTCCGAGTCACAGGAGAATGGAATGGAGAGCCATTCAACAGGGTTATCGAAGCCGAGAACATCAACGACTGCTATGACCACTGGATGCTGTGGGCGCAGATAGCACATGCAGACGTAACCAATATTCGAATTGAAGAACTGAAAGAACACCAAGCCGCCTGATGGCGGTTTTTTATTGCCTGATTTGCAGGTTCGATTCCCTATTCGGAGATAGCACTCATGCAACACGAACTACAGCCTGATTCACTGGTTGATTTGAAATTCATCATGGCCGATACTGGCTTCGGTAAAACCTTCATCTACGACCGGATTAAGTCCGGCGACCTGCCAAAAGCCAAAGTTATCCACGGACGAGCAAGATGGTTATATCGTGACCATTGTGAATTCAAAAATAAGCTCTTAAGCCGCGCTAATGGGTAA